CTAAGAAAGATGCAGAAGATCTCGTAAATGTTGGTATTGCTAAGTCTATCAACATGAAAGTTCAGGCAGTGGATACTAAGGTTGATCTTGTTATCAATATTGACAATGAGATATACATGGGCAAGAGAGATAACTTTGCCATGGTTACTGAAGATGATCAGTTACCTAATGGTTCTGTACAGAGAATCTTCTTCCCAGAAGGTAGACCCATCAAGAGTTTCATTATGAACAAGACCAATAAGGTCTTGAATTTAGATGACATATCCTCTGGTTTCAATGGAACACATGATAGAACAGGAACACTAGTTGGTAGTAAACAATTTGGATTATCTGTTGGTGGAGTGCCATGTTTCAAAAAGTCATTCAATGCTGCAGCATCAGCCGACGTTGATCTTGCACTAAACATCATCAGTATTCAGAATCATAACTTCCAAACTGGTCAAGCTGTTATTCTCGATACTCAAGGTGGTGATAAGATTGGTATTGGAACTACATCTCATACTACAGGAACAAGAGATATTATCATGGCTGTCAAGACATCTGGTGTCGGTGGCAGTGCAATGTATGAAAATGGATACAATATACAGATTCCAGGCCCTGTAACAGGAACTGCTGTGACAGAGAATCCTCCTGGCCCACTGTTTAGATTATATGGATTTGGAATGGCAGAAGGTGGTGTGCCAGGCATATCCACTAGAGGATCTGGTGCTACATTCCAAGTCAGATTTGATTTTGACGGCGGTACTGGACAATGTATAGGAACAGCTGTTGTTCTAACAAATGGTGGAACTGGATATTTTGTTACTGACAATGTAAGTATTGCTGGAACATACTTAGGTGGTGCGACTCCAGCTAACAACCTAACTTTCCCTGTCACTAAAACAACAGGATCTGCTGCTGGTATTTCAACTGTATACACTGATGTCCCATCAACTGTGCCAGAATTTGGTGGAACAGGTGCAACATTTAACATCACTAGAGATAGTAATTTAGATGTTACTAATGTTGAGGTTGTAAATGGTGGAACTGGATATGCTGCTACTAATATTATTTCAATTGCTGGTACATACATTGGAGGAACAACACCAACTAACAACATCTTACTATCTCCTGTGGAGTTAGGAACAGACATCATGCCTGAGCGTTTGTTCATACAAAAAGTTGATGATGTTAAATTTAGAATCGCTGGTCTCTCAACTTCACTTCCTTTCCAATTTACTGGTCTAGGAACTGGAACTCAAATACTTAAAGTTGCAGAACCAAATAAACAAGCACTCATCTTGATTGATAATATTATTCAGACACCTCTTTCAAATAAGAGACTATCTGTTGAAGTTGCTGATGCTGTGGGTCCTGGCGATCAAGGTATCAGTATTACAACTGGTATTTCATCAATTTCAAAAGGAGATGTAATCAAATTAGATGATGAATTGTTGAAAGTAATTCAAGTAGGTGACTCAACATTTGCTCAAGCCAGAAACGCACTAGCGAATAGTACAGTTGCAACTGATTTCTATTATGATACTAACAGAGTTAACTCAAGTGTTACCTCAGTTGACAGTCAATTGGTGACTATGGATGATAACCCTCCATATTAACTATAAATAAAGAAAAACGTTTTTAAGTAATGTCTAAACAAGGGATTAGTACAGGTTCGGCTCCGAATGATGGGACGGGCGATACCCTATTGGCAGGGACTATTAAGATTAATAATAACTTCAATGAGATATATGATGTTTTTGGAGATGGATCTAACCTTGTAAGTTTTGTTTCTTTTGCTAGTACTGCTGGGTATTCTACAAACTGCGGTATTGCATCAACTTCCGTTCTTGCTGGTCTTGCAGCAAGTGTTACAGATAATATCGATATCAATACATCTGGTGTTGTAACATCAAGTTATGCTGACATTGGTAAGATTACAATTCAACAGCCTGGTGCGATTACAGATGGTCCAATAGAAGTTGGATTTGCTGCAACAATGTTCCGTATCAAAGCTGATGGTATGGTCGGCATTGGAACTTCTCTACCTACATCACAGTTAGAAGTCGCATCATTCTCAAACGAAAGACCTACTATTTGGGCAGTCGCTAAAGGTAATGCACACGGATTGCGAGTATCCGATGCAGCAGTATCAGATAATAAGTCGTTTGTTGTTACTAATGAAGCCTACACTGGTATTGGTTCTACTGCTCCCACATGTAGATTAGACGTTCAAGGTGATGTTCTGGTCAGTGGTGCAAGTACTTTAATGGATCAGGTCAACTTTAACTCTGACATTACAGAGAAAGTTGTAGGAAACTTTAGTGATACATTAGCTGTCAGTGCAGGCGGTACGTTTACCTTTGATGTTTCACAAGGATCGGTTGTTCTTGGTGGAATAACAACAACTGTTACCAGCTGGGATTTTACAAATGTCAATGGACAAAATGGTAAGGCAACCACAGTCACACTTATCAACAATGCTGGAACTGGTTACACATACGGAGACGCATGTAGAGTAAACGGTGCTGCTATTGCAAACGGTGTTAAGTGGGTTGGTGGTAATCCTCCTCCATCCACGAATAATGATGATATTTTGACGTTCAGTATTGTTCGTGATAACACTGGTGTTACCAGAGTATATTGCAGTAGTTCTATCAACATCATATAGAGGAATAAATGTCAACAAGAGTTACGCCAGGATCAGGAGCTCTATTCAGACCGTCATTTAACTCAGTATATGGTGTGTCTGGAATTGAAGTTTTAGATGGAGGTGCAGGGTATGCTAAAACCGATCCTCCAAAGATCATCATACAGGGAACAACTAGTCCTATACAGGAGGGTGTATTCTATCCTGTAATTAGTGGTGTTGGAACTATATCCGAAGTTATTATATTCAAGGCTGGTGTTGGATATTATCCTGTTTTCAGTACAAGTAGCACTTCACAAGTTGTTGTAGAAAGAGGTGCTTTTGGATCAGTATCTACAAGTCATGGCACTGGTTTATCATCTGTATTCTCAGGTGATTACAATATCGTAGATGATTCAATATTTTTCAGTGATGCACCATACGGTAAAGCAGGCCCTATTGGATTAGAAACTAGTTCTTCTTTCTCTGGTAGATTATTCTCTAGAAAGTTAGATCCGTTTGATGCAAAAGATACTAACGTAATTCTTGACGATATATCTTTAGAATTTACAGGTATTGCAGGGACACAGTTTACTGTTACTGAGAATAATGGTATTACCACTGCTTTGTACAACAATGTTAATACTGGCGTAGATATCAATAATAATCCATTCATATTAATCAACAATATTGTTCAAACTCCTGGCTTAGATTTTGAAGTTGTAAATGATAGTGCTAACGCAATAAACTTTTTAAGTGGAGTTCCCAGAGCTGGTAGAATTAACAAGGTAGGATTACAAACAGGTGCTGGTTATTACCTACCACTCAAAGCAGCTGCAAGAGTTGGTGTAGGAACAACTGGTAGTGTAGAATTTTTACAATTAGAAGGGAAAGGACAAGGATATAGAGAAATACCAGAAATAAGCGTAAGATCATCTCAAGGTATTGGTGCAAGTATCAGAGCTGTATTAGGAACATCATCAGGAAGTTCTGTTGCTATTTCCACCGCAGACTATAACCATCTTACTGGTATTTGTACATTCAATACTGGTGCTTCATCACATGGTTTTGTGCAAGATGATAGAGTAAGGATTACAGGTGCTGGATTTACATTCACTCCAGTATCGGCGCTAAGAAATATTAATACTTTTGGTTACGATTACATAACTGGTATCACAACTATTGGTGTAACAGGTGGACATTATCTTGGAACTTCTACTAACCAAAGTAGAAGTGTCTTAGTAAAAGAAGTACAGGTTACAAACGGTATAAGCACATTTTTGTTTAGAGAAGACGCATATCCTATTGTAGAAATAATTGACAGTCTAAACGTATTGGTAGATTGCGGTGTTAGTACGCAAGCACTAGCATATGTTAGCGGTGGTCTAGTGCAGGCAGGCGTGGACACTGCAATCTTAGAAGGTAAAAATGAAATTGGTTTTGATGTATTAAGTGGACATACTACAAATACATTCAGAGCATTTGTTGGTGTCTCTACATTTGCACATAATTATGTGAGTGGTGGTGTAGTAAACAGAGCAGAAGCGGGTATCATTACAAGTTTCCAAATCGTAGAAGGTGGAACTGGATATTACATTCCAAGATCGATATCACATGTTGACGGAACATTCTCAAATGGTATTACAACTATCACTGCTTATGGTGCTCAGAGTGGAAGTAGTATTGACATATCACAAGTAGATTATGAGCCATTCGCTGGTATTGCAACTATTCATGCTTCATCAGCTCATGGATTGTCAACCGCAAGTGTTGTCAAGATAACTGGTATTAAATTTGATACAGGCATTGGTGAGATTACATTCCCATCAGATACACAACAATATTTTGGTGTCACTGGTATCCTAAGTGCAAAGAACTTCACTGTGAATATTGGTATGGCAGTGACCACAACAGGTATCCATACTGCAACTGCTGGAGTAGGTTCATTCATACCTTTTGAGGGTCATGGTTTAGAAACTGATGACTTTGTAAATGTAACTGGTGTTGCTGCAACATTTACCAGTGCTCCTGCCGTCCAAGTTGGTCATGTTGAGTATGATGAGACATCTGGAATTGCAACTGTTGTAACTAGGAAAAATCACAATCTTGAAATAGATGATTGTGTTATACTTTCTGGTATTGCCTTTACTTGTGATTACGACCCTGCTCTAGGAGTTTCTAGTGCATTGTATGACAACATAACTGGTGTTCTTACAGTCACCACTGCAGCACCTCATGGATACAAGGTGGGTAAGGATGTTATCATGTCTGGTCTTGCATTTACATGTGCTTTAGACGGTGGTGCATACCAACACTACTATCCAAGAAGTAGATCAACTGCATATGATACTTCTATTCCAATTACAGGATATGCTGGAACTGGACTTTCAATAGATGTAGGCATATCCCGTGTCAAGAATCAATATGTTCATAGATTTGAAGAAGCAGTCTCTGGTGCAATCATATATGGTGGAGATTATCCTCACCAATTTATCCGTGCTGAAGAGGGTGCATTACTAACTGGAGGACCTTTCTTACATGAGTTCCACAGTGCAACCGCAACATCTACATTTGCTGGTGGTGACTACCCACACACATATGTAAGTTCTGATGAAAAAACAATCAAGATTGGTGGTGATTATGCACACACATTTGTAAGTGCAGATACTAATGCAGTTCAGATAGTTGGCGGATCACAGATTACACCAACTGACGCTGATTATACTCCTAGCACTGGTTCATTGATATTGACCCTTAATGGTCACGGTTTAACAGGACCTAGTCAACACTCACTCACAACCGCTAACTATAACCCAATCGTAGGTATCTTAACTCTTACAGTTCCTAGTCATGGATTTGCAAATGGCGACATGGTTAGGATTGCAGATGGTTCTATCGGTTGGAAGTGTTCATTGGATCAATATACATCAACAAAATATTATCCAAGAACCACTGATCCTTTAAGTAATAATTGGGTTCCTATCAGTAACGTTCAGACCAACACATTCGAGGTCTTTGCTGGTATTACTACTAGAGTTGATTACACCGTGTCTGGGGCGGATTATACACCGTCTGTAGGTATCATGACAATGAGTATCGGAGTTCATGACCTAGAAGTAGGACAAAGTATTAAGATGAGAGATAGTTCACTCGGATTTACTTGTACTGCTGACCAAAACACTGCAATCAAATACTATCCAAGATCCAAAGACCCAATCTACAACACTGCTGTTCCAATTACAGGTGTGGCTGGAACAACTATTACAGTATTTGCTGGTATCTCAACCATAGTTCCATATAACATTAGGTTTGCAGATTATACACCAGCAGTGGGTATCATGACTGTCTCTCTTGACAGACTACATGGTTTCCAAGTTGGAGAGAGTATCAAGTTCAAACCTGGCGCACTTGGATTTAGATGTGAACAGGATGGTTTCCAAACCAGTCACTTCTATCCAAGACCACAAGACCCTTACTATGATAAACCAGTAAGTATTGTTAGTTGTGCTGGTACAATATTCACAGTTGACGTTGGAGCTACTGGTGGAGCAAACATATATCAATTCATACCAAACCAAGGTGTGGCAGTTGGTGGTGTTCTTGCTGGTGGTGATTATCCATACACTCTAGTTGGTGTTGGAACTGATGCAGTTATTACTGGTGGTGGAGACTACGGCCCATACTGGTATCAAAATTCTACAACTGGTGCAATCGAAAGACCAACTCAACAGGTTCAGATTGCAGAAGGTTCTTTGAACTTCAAGTGTGCTAAAGATAACTATGCAACTGTTCATGCTTATCCTCGTAAGACAGACCCAGCATACAACGTTAATCTAGGTATAGTTTCTGCAACTACAAATAACTTTGAGGTAAGAGTAGGTCCTTCCACAATACAGGAACGTTCTATATCAACATCCACATACAATGCTGCTACAGGTGAACTTGTATTGAATGTTGGTGCTGGACACTCTTATTACGATCACTCATCTCACACAATTTCGACGGCAACGTATAATGCTAGTACTGGTGTACTAGAACCAACCATTGCAAATCATGGTTTCGTTGCTGGTGAGTATGTCAAGTTTGATTTAGAATCAATTTCATTCAAATGCGATCTAGATGGATATACTGCAACTAAGGCATATCCAAGATACTCTGATCCATTCTTGAATGAGTGGCTACCAATCTATCATGTTGGTGTCAATACATTCTCTGTAAATGTTGGTGTATCTACTATTGTAAATGCACACTGGTTCCAGAGTGCAACTACTGGTGGTCTTAAGAAAGCCAGAGACACTGTTGGTATCAATACTGCATCTATAAGGTTCACATGTGCTAGAGATAATCATGCGACAGAACATGCCTATCCTCGTCCTGATGACCCAATCGGTGGCAATGCTTCTGTTGGTATTGGTTCTACATCTGCCGATACCATAACAATCAACGTTGGTGTATCTACAATAGTCAATTACGGTATCACTACTGCAGCCTATACTGCAAGTACAGGTATCATGACCGTGTTCTCTAATGTTCACGGATTTAATGGTGCTTTACCCAAGAGTGTAGAATTTGCAACTTATGATGCTGGATCTGGTATTATGACTTGTACTGTTTCTAATCACGGAATGGTAACTGGTAATAGAGTTCAGTTTGCAAGAGGTTCCATCAGATTCAGATGTATGATGGATCAAAGAAAGACTATCAAGGATTACCCAAGAAGAAAAGATCCAGCAGATCAACAGTGGTTATCAATTACTACTGTAGACTTAGATAACTTTAGTGTGAATGTAGGAACATCACCTCTTGTTTATCACAGTCCTACAAGCGGATCATATGATCCTTTCACTGGATTGATGACTATAGACATTGGTTCCCACACACTACAAAAAGGAACTGGTGTAAAATTAAAAACAAGAGGATTCAAATTTACCTGTGCCTTAGATAACCATGCGACAAATCACTTCTACCCAAGGGCAAGCGGCATATCTGGCCCAGATCCTGCTTATAATACTTCTGTTAAGATTACTGCTACTACAGATACCACCATTACTCTGGACGTAGGTAAGTCATCTAACCAATCTGAACATATCTTTGTTTCTGCTGTTGCAAACTCAGTCATCAGTGGTGGAGATTACAAGCATACATTTGAGAACGCAGACCTCGATGGAATGTTGATTGCTAGAGATACTGTTGGACTTGCAACAAACTCATACACATGGAGATGTAGTCAGGACAACTATGCCAC